AGAGTCGTAACGATGGGAGGGGATGCACATGCACCACAATCAGCGCGCCGCGATTGACTCCACGACGCGGCATATAGAACTCGTGTTTTACCGGGAACGAGAAATCAAGCGGGCCGTGCGGTTGGCCAGGGAGAACGTCACGGGCGGCCATAGCGGCGGCAGTAACGGCCATGCCTTTGTATCGGACCCGACAGCATTAGAAGGGATACGGCTGGCCACAGAGCTAAAGCAAGTGACACTGAGCGACGGCGTCGTCATCAAGCGGCCCGAACGCTGGCTTAGACTCGTATCCGGAGTATATGAAGCCCTGGACGACATTTCACGTCGTGTAGCTACCTGCAAATACCATCACCGGGAAAGCTGGAAGGCAACGACAGTAGAGTTGGGGATTGACCGCAACACGTATTATACGATAGTCAACGATGTGCGTGCGCTGGCTAAAATGGCCGCGTGCCAGCTGGGACTTATCCGCGTAATAGAATAAAAAAAGAAGGGCGACTCATTGCGAGCCGTCCTTTTCCTATTTATTCCATTCTGCAACGCCCGACTTGGCCGTCCGCTGGGGACGTTCGTCCCGGTGGTCAATCCACCAGGACGCACTGGCATGACTGCCGTACCAGGCAAGACATTTATCTGCCTGTTCACCTGGATGACGAGACAGCCATTCACGAGCCGCTGCCATTTTTTTCTGGCGGATACTTTCAGCCCACCGGATTTGCTTTTCACTGCCGGTCAATGCCGGAAGTCCGTCTGCTTTAGCCTGCTTAGCCGCTGTTGCGACTTCTTCCTGCCGGGCCTTTTCATAGCAGTCTGGGCAGACTGCGTAATTTTCGTACCAGGTAATCTTTTTTTCTCTTTCGGCGGCCGTGCCGTAGATCTGGACATTACCAGTATGGCCGCAAGAGTAAGTTACATCGTATTTCATAGTTTTCATCCTCCTTCTGTCGTCATTATACCATGCTGCCACGGAAAACTATCTGCAACGCCGCCGTATTCCATTTCATAGTCATTCATTTCTTTATCACTCAATGGGCGGTCATAGTAGACAATGCCCCAATGGTGATGATTAGACGGCGTCACGCCCTGTTCATCCGTAAAGCTTACGAACTTATCGGGCTGAGTACCGATAGATACGGGACGTTCGAGCATGTAGTAAAAATAATAAGCCTTCTTCATAGTATCATCCTTTCTAGGGGCCTTGCGGCCCCTAACAATCAAGCTAATACACGTTCCAACGCATGCGTTAGTGTTAATAACGTTTCACGTTCCAACATGACTGAAATGGTCTTACCGCCGCGGCATAAGTTGTACCATACTTTCGGGTTATCTTTTACCCCGATTTCTGGCCAATAGGTGACATAAAATTTGTCACCGCCGACATTCTTGTTGAGCAAGTACGGCATAATTTCACCGAATCGGGCTGTCATGTTTGCTAGTACGGCTTTTGTGCGACTGGCAAGTTCTTCATCGTCCGTCGCCGTGATGATCGGGCGATAAGTATTGGTACCATTAACCGTTTTATAAACGGCGATTCTGTGCGTTTCTACGCCGACGGTCAACGGTTCCGGCAACGGTTCTATTACATAGTTATAACCGGTGAAGTCTTTGATTAATTCCAATTCTTTCAATTCTTTTGCTGTTAATTTCATGATTTATACTCCCTTTCTTGTATCCGGGAGCCTTTCGGCCCCCGTACATACTATCTAGCGATTTTCCATATTAATGCGCTACGGCGCTTGATTAATTCGTCTCGCTGAGCTTTAACCGCATAATACCGCGGTTTTTCACTTTCACCGTCGTCCTCGACTTTGAAAGTTTTAACGATGTCGTACATCTTTGTTCCGAGGGCGTCAATTTTTCCGTCCAAGACACTAATTCTGTATTTAATGGTGTCGTATTCTGCCAAATCCTTGATGTTGTTTATAATCATTGCCACCTGTGTGCCGTCTAACCCCTGGAGGCGAAACAGTTCTCCTAAAACTGCTACATTAGCTCTGTAATTAATGTAGCAGTTTTCAGAATCAGATGAGCCGGGTTCAGCTAACCGCCATTCGCGGTAGCTGTATTTGAGCGGTTCCATTTCACTCGAGATTCTCTTCTGTAATTCTTCTCCGTCGATTATGTACGCGTTCTTTAACATTGTCATGATGTTTTCTCCTTTCCGTAACACTGTTTTTCTTGTTGTCTAAACTATACCACATGTTACTATATGTTGTCAACACTAAAATTAATTATTTTTAAAAATAAAATAATGTCATTGACATTTTATAAAATGTGTAATAGTATATAATCAATAGATGGGAGTGATGCAAAAATGACAAAAGAACAATTTCAAAAGATGTGGAAAAAGTGGCTTGTCGATGTAGATAAGTCGGAAGCAGAAATCGCCCGCGAAAACGGCATGTTCCAGCAGAATCTTAATGCTAAAATCAAAAATGGATCCATGAAGTATGTAGAACTCAGTGAGATTGTGGAGAAGTACGGATACACCATAGAAATACAAAAAAATAATCAAAAATAGTGTTGACATAATTAAAATACGTGTTATAATATAATCAGAAAGAGGGACAAGGAAGTCCCAGGGAGTAGAAAGGAGACAAACATCATGACAGCAAAAGAAGAAGTAAAACGCGAATTGGAACGCAGACTCGCATCGAGAGAACGGACTAAGAAAGAAATCGAAGAAAATGCATACTTTCTCGAAACACTCTTCCGCCGACTCAAAAGCGGAGAGGACGTAATAACCCTCATAAAAGGGTACGTTTCCCAAAAGGAAGCATTGTATAACGACTTGTGCCATGAAACGTACAAAATTGCCACGCTGAACGCAGTGCAAGTCCTGGGCGTGGAAGAAGACTACAAGAAGGCCACTGAAGAGGTTGAGGATTGGATGAAACCGGAAAGCTGCTTCCCAAATCTCAACCAGGACAACAAAGAATAGAATAGCGGATAAAGGCCGATACCACGAGTACCGGCCTTATTTTTTTGCTATTTTTGCTTATTCTAAGAATAACCGCCATGAAAAACACGTATAATAATAGTGTAAGGTTTTAGCGTAAAGCTAGAATCTTCTTTCAGACGAGGCGGCGAGAGGGTTAGTAGATGGCGATATGGCACTCCGCCGCACACACTGTTATACCGCTGTAAAGGTTTACACAAATACATAGACATTGGGCCGCCTTCCTGCTTTGGCGGCCCAGGTCATATCACGGGAGAAGACTATGGAAGAAATCAAACCAGCACTTGAGCAGCAACAGCTGAGCAAAAGGAATCTCTTTGCTATCGCACAGCGAAAAATAGATGAAGCTACCCGTCTAGGGGCGGCTAGTGTGCAGATCATATTACCCGCGGGCTACGATGACGAAGCTGTCGAAGATTTGATATGCTACCTGGGCGTATGGCAGTACTACGTCAAGTGGTATCACGGCACGGATTGCCTGGAAATATCCTGGAAGTGGCATGACATCACGACAGTCCACAACAAGCAGTAATAGGAATTGGACATATAAACACACGCAAGGCCTTGTAAAAGCCGCTTAGAACGGCATACAGGGCCTTAATTTTTTAAGTATACGGTTAAAAGGTGGTGATACAGTGGCGAAAGGTAAGTATCAAGAGTGGTTGACAAAAGAAGGCCTGCTTAGACTGCAAGGATGGGCTAGGGATGGCTTAACTGATGAGCAGATAGCGGCCAATATGGGTATCAACGTAGCTACACTGTATCGGTGGAAAAATGAGCATTGCGAGATTTGCACTGCCCTAAAAGAAGGGAAGGACGCTGTAGACCGGCAGGTAGAGAACGCGCTGCTCAAATCGGCGCTGGGATACAAATACGACGAAGTCACAGAAGAACGGCGCGACGACATGCTGGTAGTGACGAAAGTCGTACATAAAGAAGTACAGCCAAACACGACGGCCCAAATCTTCTGGCTTAAAAACCGGAAACGTGCGGAATGGCGTGACCGCGTAGAAAACGCTATCACTGGCGCTGATGGCGGGGTAGTCAAAGTCGAAACGCTCACAGACGCCGACGTAGACGCCCGCATCAAAGAGCTTGAAAGCAAGCTAAAGGGCCTTGATAAGTAATAATTATGCACATTTGGCTGGCTTAACCCGGGGTTGATAGCATGAAGTCGACAAAAACAACGAATAAAACTAGCAAAAAGAGCTTGAAAGAGAAAGTCGAGCTAATGCGGCTAATGGAGTGGAAGGTCTGGAAGAACGACCCGACGGCCTTCATCAATGACTGTTGCTTCACGGTCAATGAAGCAAAGAATGGGGCTGTCGAGCATTTCCCGAAGCTTGACTATCTGGCGCGTGTAGATCAGATTATCCACGGCGAGCAGGTAGCGGCCTTCCCCAAGAGCCGACGCATGATGATGACGTGGCGGTGCCTGGCGAATCTCCTACACTACGCCATGTTCGGGAAAAACCTGTCTATATTCGTGCAGTCGAAAAAGTACGATGACAGCGCTTACCTGCTGGGGGACAGCCGCTTCATGTTTCTTTACGAGCATCTGCCGAAAACGCACGAATGGCCTGCCGTCGAACGCAAGACGCGCTCCAAGATGGGCTATGACTACATCAAATTCTCCAATGGCGTCGAGCTACGAGCCGTCGCAGAAGGTGCCGACCAGCTCCGACAGTACACCGCATCGGTTGTGTACTGTACAGAAATGGCCTTCTGGGACTTTGCACAAGCCACCTGGAACAGCCTTAGACCGACTATCGAAGGCGGCGGCCGCATCTTCATCGACTCGTCAGCAAATCCTGGCTTTTTCTGCCAGCTTGTGACGGGTCAGCTCAACGAGGACGAGCCGGAAGAAGAGCAGGAAGCGCACGACGTCATAGAGGGCGTACACGAGTACCGGCGTAATGGGGTATACATCGCCAGAATACACTATACTGCCGACCCTTCCAAACGCTCCGAAGAGTGGAAGACCAACGAACGCAAAGGCACGACTACGGAAGGCTGGGAACGAGAATACGAAATCAACTGGACGGTATCGGCTGAACCGAAATACTACCCAGAATTTGACTATAACCGCCACGTAGCCAACGAAGAGCTGCACCCGATTGAGGGACGGCCGCTGCTCCTGTCGTTTGACTATGGCCTCACTCCGGCGACCATCATTGCACAGACAACGGCAAAGGGGCAACTGCTAATCCTGTCGGAACTGCAGTCTTGGGATTGCGGCATGCTGGCCCATGGCCGTGCCGTACAAGCTGAATTACAGACGTTTTACAGCGGGTACGAGTACACGGCAGTCGGCGACCCGGCGGGCAACCAGCGCGCACAGAGCGACGAGAAGACCGCGAACGAGATACTCCGCGACCGCTACGGCATTATCGTCGAGCCTGGCGAACTCACGCAGACCGGCCGAAGTGAAGCGGTACGGTACTATCTCACGACGCTTACGCCCGACGGCAAACCGCTCTTACAGCTGGACCCGCGCTGTCAGATGCTCATCGAAGCATTTACGGGCGGGTATCATCGTAAAGTCGTAGCCGGGCGGACGCTGGACGAGCCGGAAAAGAACGAATACAGCCATTTAATGGACTGTTTAGCGTATTTATGCGCAAAGCTCTACCGGGACAATACGTCCATGGCGGACAAGTGGAAGCAGATGACCCGTGGCAAGATGCACCGGGCCGGGTACATGTAAACGCGTGGAGCGACGCCGCACCGGATAAGGGCGACTCCACGACATGCTCCTTTCTATCATCGGCGGGGCTGACGACCCCGCCACACATGGCGATGTAGGTTAAAGTAAACCAGCTATAAGCTATCGCGGTTCAAGCCCGCGCATTGCCCTATAGCCCTATTGAGGGCCTTATTTAGCTATCAATCGAGGTGATGAGATGGAGGATTTAAACCAGAGCCTGTCCGCCGCACAAGACACAGGCGGATTGTTCGGCCGGGATGCTCCGCAGCAGATGAGCGTTACCGATTGGCTGCTACAGCAGGCAGAGCCGGAAGAACAACCGGTATCCCTGGACACGCTCAATGATGACGAAATCAAGAAGATCATGATGAGCGTCAAGGACGGTATCGACGTCGCGAAGAAGTACTACGAGAGCACGGTAGAGCCAAAACTGATACACCGCCGCAAGCTCCGCAACGGCGAGCAAGACTTGTACGAAAAGAAGCTGCCGAACCTCTCTAAAAAGAGTAAATTCGTCAGCACGGACTTCAACAACATCGTTGAGTGGATGAAGCCCAGCCTTGTAGAAGTCTTCATCGGCAACGAATCGCCGGTTACTATCGCCGGCAGTACCATCCAAAACGACGATACGGCAACCAACATACAGAACTTAGTCGAATACCAGCTTACCCGCAAGAACAACTATACGTCCTTAGTCAACGACGTCATTGATGACGCACTGGGGACGAATTTAGGCGTCGCTAAGGTATGGTGGAAGCGGGATGAAGACCGCACGCG